GGGTAAGACTTTCACTGCTAAGCAGATCAAGTCCTCTTTCGGTATTGCACATCCAGCAAGCACAATTCGTAACTTGCGTGAGCAAGGTTATTGTGTTTACTCTAACCCAGCAGTTGTAAATGGTACTGAAGTGGTTAAATACCGCATCGGTCGTCCAACTCGTGCGATGGTTGCTATTGCAAATCGCTATGCTGGTTCATCTGTATTTACTCGTACAGCTTAATTAAGTGAGTTATAAATGAGCATTCTTCGGAGTGCTCATTTGTCATATCATTATGATTATAGAAAGCATCATTCCAAAAGAACTACAGGATAAACTTTCTGAAGAAATATCGAGTGTAAATTTTCCATGGTATTATAATGGTTCTACTACTGGCGAATATGGCAATGGTGGAGACGATGGATTCCAATTCATTCATACAATATTAAAAGATAACGAGATAACTTCACCAATATTTGAATTGTTAAAACCACTCTTACAGTCCTTTGAAGAATATACTTCTTTTAAAATTGTAAACCTAATAAGAATAAAAATAAATTTACTGACACAGTTAAAATTATCAGAAGAACAAATACAAAATACAATACATACTGATATAGGAAAAGATTCGCCATGTACCAGTGTAGTTTCTTTGGTATATTACGTTGAAGACTCTGATGGTGATACTATTGTTTATGACGGAAATGATATCATAACTTGCACACCTAAAAAAGGAACTGCGTTTTATTTTAAATCCATAATGGATCATCGAGCATCAAACCCTATTATTAATAAACGAAGAATTGTTATTAACTTTGTGATGGAGATTGCATAATGGCAACTAAAGAAGATATTAAAAAGTCCCAAAATGCCACTACAGGTGGTCGTAAATTTGATGGTAACAAACTTCAATATGGTTTGTTACCACCACTCGCATTAAAAGCGACTGTAGAGATTCTAACATTTGGTGCGGAGAAATACGAACCAGATAATTGGAAACATGTTCCTGACTCAAAACGTAGATACTTTGACGCAATGCAAAGACATCTTTGGGCATGGAAAGAAGGAGAGCAAAACGATCCTGAAACTGGTAAGAATCATTTGGCTCACGCAATGTGTTGCCTAATGTTTCTTTACGAACACGATGTAAAGTACTCTATTGAAAATAGCATATGAGTAATTTTAAATTTTGGGATTGTAATGTAGATATTAGTTCAATACTTCAACAGGTATTGGATAATCCAAAAGATTGGAGCGCAGTGCATTCCTATAAGAATACTGCAGGACTTTTAAAACCATATGGGTTTCTTCCATTGACTATGGCAATGGTTCGTAAAGAAGGAGACGATCCAAAAAATACAGAACTACAAATGAATACACCAATGTATTCAAAATACACTGAGATAAGAAAGTGGTTAAACGATCGTGGAATAACCCAACATTCCAGAGCAGCATTTTTTAAATTAGAAATTGGTGGAACAGTTGGATCGCATATTGATGATGGTACATACTATCTGACACGAGATAGATTTCATCTTTCTTTACAAGGTCGTTATCGTTATCGTTGTGGAGACGAAGAACATATTATTAAACCTGGAACTTTCTTTTGGTTTAATAATAAAAAGTATCATGAGGCAGAACAGATTGGTGATGAAGAACGACTAACATTTGTGTTCGATGTACCACATTCCTTAGATCATCCTGCAAACAGCAAATATATTTGTCCAAACCCTCAAAATGAAGTATAATGTATTATACATAGTATATCGATTTGAAAACCCACGTTAATAATGAAGAAGGAAACTTAAATGAAATTATCTAAAGAAACAGTAAACCTAATCAAGAACTTTGCTGGTATCAACAGCAATCTTCTCTTGAAGTCAGGTAACAAACTAGCAACAATCTCAGGACAGAAGAATGTCATGGCAGATGCCACAGTGACAGAAACCTTTCCAGACTTTGCCATCTATGATCTCAATGAGTTTCTAGGTGCGATGTCTTTGTTCGAAGATCCAGAGTTGGACTTCCAAGACAAGTATGTTTCTATCAAGCAAGGCAGTATGAATATCAAATTCTTTGCAGCTGATGCATCGAACTTAACTGCTCCTCAGAAAGCAATTACATTCCCTGAAGCAGAGATTAACTTTCGCATGTCTTCAAGCATGTTGGATATGATTAAGAAAACTTCTTCAGTCCTTCGTGCAGCCGATGTATCAATCGTTGGTGATGGTAGTAAGGTAGTTGCCGTAGTTGGCGATAAAAAGAATGCTTCTGGTAACTCTTTCAGCGAACCAGTTGGCGATACCGATAAGACTTTTAAGGTAAACTTAAAAGTTGAGAATCTAAAGATGCTTCCTGGAGATTACGATGTTAGCATTTCCAGCAAGAAGATCTCTCGTTTCAAATCACCAAATACTGACTTGGTATATTACGTAGCTGTTGAAGCAGATTCTACATTTGATTTTTGATTTTAGAGAGGGTATAATTACCCTCTTCTTTTTATTATGGAGTTATTATGATTGATAGTCGTGAAGACCAATTCTTGTGGGTAGAAAAGTATCGCCCACAGAAGATTGATGATTGTGTACTACCACAGGCACTTAAAGATACATTCAAACAATACATCACACAAGGTGAACTACCCTCATTCCTATTCTCAGGAACAGCAGGTGTAGGTAAAACCACAGTAGCAAAAGCACTATGTAACGAGATCGGTGCTGAGTATATCCTAGTGAACGGATCTGATGAAGGTCGTTCAATTGATGTTCTGCGAACTACAATTAAGGGATTTGCTTCTACCGTATCTCTTACAGATGCCAAGAAAGTCGTTATCGTTGACGAAGCAGACTACATGAATGCTCAGTCGGTTCAACCTGCATTGAGATCGTTCATTGAAGAATTCTCTGGCAACTGTCGCTTTATCTTCACCTGTAACTTTAAGAATCGTATTATTGAACCACTTCACTCTCGTTGTGCTGTGATTGAATTCAAGATTGATTCCAAAGACAAGCAAGAGATCGCTGCAACTTTCTTTAAGAGAGCCGTTCAGATTCTCAAGCAAGAAGACATTGCATTCGATCCTAAAGTAGTTGCTGAACTAATCACAAAACACTTTCCAGACTATCGTAGGATTCTAAATGAACTTCAACGATATTCTGTATCTGGTAAGATCGACTCTGGCATTCTTCTTAATATGTCAGAAGAGTCTTTCAAAGACTTGGTTAAGTTGCTCAAGGATAAGAACTTTACCGAAGTGCGTAAGTGGGTTGCCAAACAAACTGATGCCGATACCACAAGTCTATTCCGTGAATTGTATGATACTGCATCTGTCAATATGGATCCAAATAGTATTCCTCAACTTGTTTTAACACTAGCCGATTACCAGTATAAAGCTGCGTTTGTAGCTGACCATGAACTAAATATTATGGCAGCACTTACAGAAGTTATGGCTAACTGTAAATTCAAATGAGGCTAATATGGAACTTATTCTTTTAGTAGTATATACATTTATTGTATGGCTCGGTGGATCAGTTGCTGGCTGGAGAGCCAGAGAAAAATACGCTGAGAAAGTTACACAAAAATTCGTTGAACAATTGCATGAATCTTTTCAACAACAAGTTGAAGAAGGTGTGGTTCAGATTAGTATCGAGAAACATAATAATATGTTCTATGTTTACGATAGAGAAACCAATGAATTTATGGCACAAGGTTCTTCTAAAGACGAAGTAGAAACTAATCTACAGAAACGATATCCAGGAAAACGATTTGGATGTGCTGAGAGTAATCTCTCTCAAACTGGATTCTATTCATGAATCTAGAAACATATAATGCATTCCCAACATTAATAATTCGTGCACCAAAATTCTTATCGAAAGAACACTGCGATCTTATCTTTAACTATGTGCAAAATAAATCATTAGAACCATATGGTGCTTTTGTGGGTGAAGCAAAGTCTGACTTTTCTTTAGACAATGATATTTTATCTCAATTAGTTAAAAGTATTCCAGAATTAAAAGATCTGGTTAAAAACTTGACTGATGTCATTGAAGAGTATAAAATTAAACATAATCTTACTGCCGTAAGAATAACCAATTCTTGGACAAACACCCAACAAGAAGGTAGTGTTCTAATTGATCATACTCATGCAAAGTCTATAATTGCTGGTGCTCTTTATATTAATGTTGACGAAAATAGCACTCAGTTAGTTTTAAAGAATCCAAACCCTTATATTAAATATACTGTATTTGGAAATAACCCTAGCGAGTATGCTTATGAATGGACTACCTTCTCGCCAGAAATAGGAGATTTAATTTTATTTCCTGGATGGATCGAGCATGGTTCCAACCATCAGGTAAACCGAACTAAAGACAGAATGGTTTTATCTTTTAACACTGAATATTCTGGCGATATATTATGACTCCCTTTGACTTTATTAATGCAATTAACACAACCAAGAAAGACCTATTCGAAGACCCACTAGCAAGTAAGGATTATAAGCCATTCCTTATTAATAGAGGGTTATCTTATTTCCCCGATACAGTCCTTTATGCAAACGAGATGAATCGTAACTCGGGCATTCCAGAGGACTGGCAGTTTTCTTTTTTACTAAATAGTATCTCGAAGAAGAAAAGATTCTCTAAATGGCATAAAAAAGATGCCGAGACAGAATCGATTCGACTTGTAAAAGAATACTTTGGTTATTCTGATGAGAAGGCAGTGGAAGCACTTAGCGTACTCACAGAAGACCATTTAGTTATGATAAAAGAAAAATTATACAAAGGTGGAAAATAATGACTGTCGAATTGATTTATTACGACTGGACTCCTGAGTCGATGCTTGAAGTGATATTACCTGAACCAGATAACTTTCTAAAGGTTCGTGAGACACTTACCCGAATCGGGATTGCTTCCAGAAAAGAAAACACATTGTATCAATCTTGCCATATTTTACATAAGCAAGGTAGATACTTTATTGTGCACTTTAAAGAATTGTTTGCTCTTGATGGTAAAGAATCTAACATTACGAGTGGCGATATTGAGAGAAGAAACGCTATTGCTGGCTTATTGCAAGATTGGGATCTATTGAAGATTCTACATCCAGCGCAGTGTGAGCAAAAGGCATCATTATCTCAAATTAAGGTAGTCTCTTTTAAAGAGAAAAACGAATGGGAACTTGTTCCTAAATATAACATTGGTAAGAAAACTAAATAATTTTATAGGAATCTAAAATGATTAAACTTGAATTGAGTATCGAAGAAGTAAACACTGTGTTGCGTGTTTTGGGTAAACATCCTTTCGAGGAAGTTGTTGCATTAATCGGTAAGATTAAATCGCAAGGCGACCCACAAGCAGAAGCATTCGCCAAAACTACTGAAGCACCAAAAGTATAAATAAGGATTAGCATTAGTCTAAAATAATGATTTTCTTTAGTGTGTTATTTGCCTTCGGGGAATAAGTATAAGTGTCCGTCTTGGACATAACTAAGGAGATGAATATGTGGACTAAACCAGAAGCAGTAGAAATGAGATACGGATTCGAAATCACTATGTATGTGATGAATCGTTAAAGAATTCACCTTAGGACCACTAAGTTACGAATCGTTGGTAAAGCTGACAATACGTTAAGTTGTCGCTGGAACTAGTAACCAGCATTAATGATATGCCTTCGGGATATCGCTTTTAATTAAACTCGCTTAATAGGAGAA